GCCCAAACGAAGTATTGATTTGCCTGACGAAGATGCGCAAATCCATTACTTTGGCGCAACCAATATGCCCCACCCATTAGACCCACAGTCTGATAAAAAGGTATACATTGATTTCCGCAAATATGAAAATGGGTTGATTACATACCAAATTACAGGTCCTGTAGAAAAAGTTCCTGTTGGTGAAAAGCTTAACAAGTATGGTCAAACAGTCCCTGAAAAATATTCATGGGTTGACCCCCGAACTGAAGAACGTGTGTTGCGTAATCCAGATGGAACTTTTACCAAAGAAGGTCGTGGCGTACACACATTCTTAATTGGTGAAAAGGGCGGTGGTATTTGGTCCATGATTGATAAAGATATTGTTAGTATCTCTGCTAAAAATATTGCTGATCCGTGGGCGTAATGGAAGATCCATCAAAAATCTTTCAGAACAGACTTTCATCTCAAGCTGAAGCATGCGCTCGTAAAACTTTAGAATGGTTACAAAAAGACCTTCAAGGCGAGCGTCAACTTCAGCCTGATGAGGTTTACTATCTTGCATACGCAGCGCAAATGCTGTTAAGCATCCGAGATAACTATGGCAAAAAGTGAAGCCAGTGACTATATTCTTCCTATCTACAAAGATAGGGCGATAAAGCATTTGGTTAAGTTGGCTGGTGGTAAAGAAGTTGTCAAAACTCTTTCTCCAGAACAATTAAAAGCAATGAAAATTGCTAGAGATAAAATTGCTCAAGACATGCAATTTAATACTCTGAAATGGTTTAGGCCATTTAAGTACCAACAAAAATTCTTTGATCTTGGCGGTAAATTTTCCCGTAGAGGTATGATTGCGGCTAATCGTGCCGGTAAAACTATTGCATCGACCTATGAGACTGCTTACCATTTAACTGGTAAGTACCCAAAGGATTGGAAAGGCGTGAGATGGGATAAACCCATTATTGCTATGTGTTCAGGGGAATCTTGGGAACAAGTTGCTAAAACATTGCAGTCCAAGTTATTGGGATGTGATGATATTAAGCAAAGTTACAAGCTAGGCACAGGGTCTATTCCTAGGGAGAGCATTGATGACAAATCAATCCGAACAGATGGAGCTAACGTCTTGGCCATCGAGGTTTGGCATGAGTCTGGGGGAAAGTCTAAACTTTACTTCTCCAACTACACCCAACAAGTTCGGCACTTGCAGGGTTTTGAGTTGGACCTTGTGGTTCTTGATGAGCAACCACCAGATGAGACTTTCTCAGAACTTGTTGTTCGTACAGCGTCTAGAAACGGGCAGGTTATCTGTTCGTTCACTCCACTCAAAGGTCTATCGGGATTAGTTCGTAAATTCTGGGATCAGATTGATGGTTATGCCCATGTACGGGTAACTTGGGATGATATTCCCTATGCCAATGAATGGGGTGAGTCCTTTTTCCCCAAAAGTGAACGGGAACAATTAGCAAGAGACTTTATGCCGTGGGAGAGAGATTGCCGCATAAATGGCATTCCTTTGGTTGGCAAAGGCGTTGTTTTCCCATTGCTTGAATGGCCTACCTATAAGTCTGAAGACGTTGACCTTAGAGTTAATGACAAGCTAGAACGCTTAATCAGCTTTGACTTGGGCATTAAAAATGACCCTACTGTTATATCTTTCTTTTTCCGCAATGCTACGGAAGAGATTATTTATTTACATAAACAAATTACAATCCCCAGTGGTGAAACACCGGATGAATATGTGCATTATTTACTAGACAGGGAAACACGGGATGTGCCTATTGCATTACCCCATGATGCCGGTTTAGCAGGTAGATACACATTGACAGAACAATCTGTTCGGGAAGTCTTTGAAGATTCCTATGGACTAAACTGTATATCCGGTGCTATATTAAACCCACCGAATGATCAAGGCAAAGTAACAAACCATAAAGCATATGGAATCAATATAATGCGTATGGGCATGGAACGTAAAACTTTAATGGTAAACGAGACATGCAAGGCATTTCTTGATGAAGCTAGGAATTACGCCATTGACGATGCAGGGCGGTTTTCTGATCCAGATGACCACATTGACTCCGCTCGTATTGGTATTTTGGCTTTGATTCAAGGTCATGGTGAAGCCGTGGTTAGTAGGGCAAATAACTTTGTTTACAGGCGAATAGATGTGCCTGAAGGCAAAGTTCAAAGGATATAAATATGCTAGATAAACAAAATGTTATCGTAGAAAACCTTGCAAGTTCATCTGGCAATCGTGGCCTTACAGAGCAAGTCTGCCATGAAGTGTATGTAAAAATGGTTGATTACTTGAGACTTACACAGTCCAAGAATACATACAATCGTTTTACTGATTACCATTATCTGAATATTCCAGTATCAAATTCTACGGAACCTATTCGTGGTATTGATTACATTCAGCCTATTGTTGCGCCAGGCATTGATTACGCTACTGCGGTAATTACCAAGTGCTTGATGCCTAACGGCAAAATCAATTTTGAGTTTGAACGATTTAGCGAAGCGGATGGAGATCAAGCCCGTCAAGCCACTGAAATGGTCAAGTACATGCTCAACAGTAAGAATGATTCTTATCAGGTCATTCGAGATTGGGCGCAAGACTCATTGCTGCATAAAAACGGCATTGTGATGGTTTCTCCTGTGCGTAGTCCCATTACGCAATATAAAGAAGTTGAAGGAACTCGTGATCAACTCCGAGTATTTGAGACTTTAGCGGGTGATAAAGGTTTAACCGCTAAACGCCAAGATATGCGTAAGATTGACGTAGATCTTCAAGGCGCTATGCAAGAAGCCATGAATCCTGATGAGTCCGAGGCCATGCAAGAGCCTACAGGTGATGAATTGCAAGAAGCTTTGCGCAACAACACAATTTATCGGGCCAAATACAAGCTAACTGGTTACGAAACAAGCATCCGAGTAAAACACGTTGCGCAACATTATTTTGTTTGCAATCCAACTATCTCAACCATTCAGGATCAAGACTTTGTGGGCTTTTATGACCCAATGACTATCCATGAATGTAAAAGCCAATTTCCATTTGTAGATTTGGAGTTGTTGGCTGACCATGCGGCTTATGGTCCTGCCGGAGCTTACCAAGCTGGTGCTTTGGAAAACGACTTAGCGCTTCACGCCCGTGACTCTACCCCAGTGCCAGGCCAAGGTGTTATTGCCTCCCAAGGCGCAGACCGCTATAGCCGAGTCATTATGTTGACTACTGCTTGGATCCGCAGAGACATTGATGGTGATGGAGAAGAAGAAATTGTTGAGTGCTGCTTCTCTGGTTCATACATTCTGTACGCCAAAGAAGTAGACTTTATTCCTTTGGCAAATATGTGTCCAAAGCCCATTACAGGTAACTTTTTTGGTTACTCTTTGGGTGAGCGTTTAGTCCCACTTCAGGAATATGCAACGGCAATCCGTAGGGCAGAAATGTCCTTTGCCATGCAGTCATCTACACCTCGTATTGGTGTTAATCCTGAATTTTTGGATGCCGAAGAAATTCAGCGTGGTGTAAGTGCTATGTTTATTTTGGATCGTAAATTTGATCCTACCAAGCACATTTTTGAATTCCAACCTATGCAGGGTAACTTGGCATATGTGGAATCAGCCATGAACCGATTTGAGTCGGACAAAATGGCAATGATTGGCATGACTAGCCCTGGCGACACCCTTAACCCTGAAGTAATGAAAGACGGAAACTCAGGATTTAAGCTTCAGTTGGCTATGGGTCCCAACCAATTAATCCAAGATGAAATGGTCAAAAACTGCGCCATTGGTTTGCGTGATGTTATCTACATTACTTGGAAGACATTAATTCAGTACTCTGACGATTTCAATATTCAGCAATTAGCGGCTACTTGTTTAAAAGGCCAAGAATTCTTAGATGCTAAATCTATTGAAAACTTTGAGTTTATTGACCGCAAAATGATTAACATTGATTTGGCTTTGGGCTTCCTTTCTGAGGAAAACCGCCTAACTCGCCAACAAATGATTCTTCAGGCTCAACAGCAATTTGGTCAGGCCATGATGATGATTCCCCCAGAAGTGCCTGAAATGTTTATTAAGGTTCGTAGACCTTTTGAAGACACTTTGCGGGTTTTGGGCGTTAAAGATGTAGATGCATATTTGCCTACAATGGAAGAAGCAGTAAAGATTATTCAAGCTCAAGCGGCCAAAGGCCCTTCTGCTGAACAACAAGAAACTCAATCTAAAGTTGAGTTGAATAAAGCCAAGGTTGAAGAAAGTGGCTCAGTTACTGCTTTAAATATTAGAAAAGCTCAAGATATTGATACAGATGATATGTTTGAAGCTTTGGCAGCTAAAAGAGGCAAATTAAGCTCTGTACAAGTAGATTAAGGATTGCAATGAAAAGCTTGGTATTGAATATTCGTGATTTTTTTAATCGCAGAACAAAAGTTATTGATAGTCATAAGGAGGCTAATGTAAATCGTAAGGCTCTGGTTATAGAGAATGGAGAGAGCGCACAAAGGCTCTTACGCAATGATGATTTTGCGTTGTTATTTAACCTTTACAGGTTTTACTTGCTAGAAATGTTAGAAGAAAGCAAGGACGATGTTAATCGAATTGATAATGCACAGCGTGTTGCCGGAGTCCGAGATTTCATTGAGTTTATTGAACGAACTGAATATCT